GGGTCAGAGATTCTTGAAGGGGTTGCAAACTCAACAGAATTCTGTTATACTAGAATCACAAAGAGTGGTTGATCTTGGATCTAGTAGACACAAAGTACATAAGTTTAGTATCAGCTAGACTACAAAAATTTTCAAAGAAGAGTAGAGGATTATATAATTTTAGATGCCCTTATTGTGGGGATTCTAGTAAGTATAAGAATAAAGCAAGAGGATTCTTATATCCTATAAAAAATGATTATAATTTTAAATGTCATAACTGTGGTGTGTCTAAGACGCTTACTAATTTTCTTCGGGATCAGGACACCATACTGCATAAGCAGTATATTATGGAAAGATATAAAAAAGGTACTGTAGGCCTAGGATCTAACGTTCCAGAACCTAAATTTGACTTACCGAAACCTGTATTTATCAAAGACAAATTTAAGATAGATTTAGAAAATATCGCCAGTCTAAATAAATCACACCCCGCTCGAATATACCTAGAACAAAGTAGGAAAATATCTAGTAAAATACTAGAACATTTATACTATTGCAATAATTTTAAAGAGTGGACTAATGCACAAAAGCAAACGTTTGATGATGTTACGAATGATGAGCCTAGAATCATCATTCCGCTTAGGTACAAAGGTACACTCATAGGATTTCAAGGAAGATCATTACTTCCCAAATCCAAGATCAAGTACATAACGATCATGTTGGAGGAGAATGCTCCGAAGATTTATGGTCTCGATAATATTAATACTGCAAAAACTGTTTATGTCACGGAAGGCCCTTTTGACTCCACATTCATTACTAATTCAATAGCGATGTGTGGGGCGGATGGTGATGTCTCCAAGTGGGGAATCACTAACCCTGTGTGGATATATGACAACGAGCCAAGAAACAGACAAATAGTTGAAAGACTGTCTGCCACTATTGATAAGGGCGACAGAGTAGTAATATTTCCTAAGAATATTTTTGAAAAGGACATAAATGATATGGTTCTCAGTGGACAAAATGTGCAAAAGATGGTAGAATCAAATATCTACCAAGGTTTAGAAGCCAAATTAAAATTACAGGACTGGAAAAGAGTATGAGCAATGGTATTAAGGTAGTCAAGAGGAAGGGTCACATTGAACCTCTTGACTTAGAGAAGATGCATAAGATGGTGGAACTAGCGTGTGATGGTCTTGCAGGGGTATCTGCAAGTCAAGTTGAGATACAATCAGGTATACAGTTTTATGATGGTATGTCTACCGCTGACATTCAAGAAATATTAGTCAGATCAGCAAGTGATCTTATAGATTTGGACGCACCAAACTATCAGTACGTTGCTTCAAGACTTCTTCTCTTTGGCCTTAGAAAAAATCTTTATGGAAGACTTCATGAGCTACCCACACTTATAGATCAGATTACAAGAGGGGTTGACAAAGGGATATATGATGCAGATATATTAAAAAAATATAATAAAGATGAGATCAATACCCTAGACACTATCATCGAACATAATCGTGACTATCTTTTTACCTACGCTGGTATGAGACAGGTCACAGATAAGTACCTAGTTCAAGATAGAAGTACAGGAGAAGTGTACGAAACACCTCAATTTATGTACATGCTTATTGCAATGACTATCTTTGCTGAGTATCCAGAAGAAAACAGATTAGACTACGTTACACGTTATTACAATGCCATTTCCAAACACAAAATTAACATCCCAACTCCAATCATGGGAGGTGTTAGAACGCCTATTCGGCAGTTTGCGTCTTGCGTTCTGGTTGATATTGACGACACCTTGGATAGTATTTTTAGTAGTGATATGGCCATCGGTAAGTATGTCGCTCAAAGGGCTGGTATCGGTATCAACGCTGGTAGGATCAGGGGTATCAACAGCAAAATCAGGGGTGGAGAAGTTCAACACACAGGTGTTGTACCGTTCCTCAAGAAGTTTGAAGCAACTGTCAGATGTTGCACTCAAAATGGCATTAGAGGTGGATCAGCGACTGTCCACTTCCCAATCTGGCACCAAGAAATAAGGGACATATTAGTACTAAAGAACAATAAAGGAACGGAGGACAATCGTGTCAGAAAACTTGACTACTCAATCCAAATCTCAAAACTCTTTTATGAAAGGTTTATCAAAGATGAGGAAATCTCGCTTTTTTCTCCCCATAGTGTTCCTGACTTGTTTGAGAGTTTTGGCACCCCTGACTTTGATGAGCTATATTGCCGTTACGAACTGGATGAATCAATCCCCAGAACCACAATCGGAGCTCAGGAATTGATAATGGATCTCCTTAAGGAGAGATCAGAGACAGGTCGTATCTACATCATGAATATTGACCACTGTAATGAACATTCATCCTTTAAAGACAAGGTAAGCATGAGTAATCTTTGTCAAGAGATCACTCTACCTACAGAACCAATCCAACATATTGATGCCATAGACGGTGAGATTGCACTCTGTATCCTATCTGCTATCAATGTAGGTAAGTTGACTAAGTTAGATGAGTTGGAAGACCTCTGTGACCTTTCTGTGAGGTCTCTAGAGGAGTTGATTGACTATCAGGATTATCCTGTAAAGGCTGCTGAACTTGCCACATTGGGTCGTAGATCCCTTGGAGTGGGTTATATCGGTCTTGCTCATTATCTTGCTAAGAATGGTTGGAAGTACGACTCACAAGAGGCCTGGGATGCGGTACATAGACTCACTGAAAGCTTTCAGTATCATCTACTCAAAGCTTCTAATCAAATTGCAAAAGAAAAAGGCGCCTGCGTAGATTTTCAAAGTACAAAATACGCTGATGGAATTCTTCCAATTGATACATATAAGAGCGACGTAGACGAAATCAGTAAGGAAGATTTGAAGTATGATTGGGAATCTCTTAGAGCATCTATCTTGGAACACGGCCTTAGACACTCAACACTGTCAGCACAGATGCCATCGGAGAGCAGTTCCGTTGTGTCTAATGCAACAAACGGAATCGAACCACCAAGAGATTATCTGTCCATTAAGAAGTCAAAGAAAGGGCCTCTTAAACAAGTGGTTCCGTCTTATGGAACGTTGAAAAATAATTACACTCTTCTTTGGAACATGAAGAGTAATGATGGATATATTAAAATAGTTGCAGTGATGCAGAAGTTCTTTGACCAAGCTATCAGTGGAAACTGGAGTTATAATCCTAAGAACTATCCCGATAACGAAGTGCCAGTTACTGTGATGGCACAGGATCTTTTGACCACATACAAATATGGTTGGAAGACATCTTATTACCAGAACACATATGATATGAAGAGTGATGAACCTGATGATGTAGAAGAAGTGAAACCACAATTAGAAAAACTACTAACAGAACTATCAGAGGAAGAAGCTTGTGACTCTTGCACCATCTAAACCTGACGGTATGACCGTCTTTAATTCAGAAGAAGTAGATACTAAGAAACAACCAATGTTTTTTGGACAACCTCTTGGTGTTCAAAGATATGATTCATTCAAGTATCCAGTATTTGATAGACTTACTACTCAAATGCTAGGGTATTTCTGGAGACCAGAAGAAGTTTCCTTACAGAAAGATAGATCTGATTATCAATCTCTACGCCCAGAACAGAAACACATCTTTACATCTAATCTAAAGTATCAAATACTATTAGACTCTGTACAAGGTCGTGGGCCAGGTATGGCTTTTGCACCATATACTGCATTGCCAGAACTAGAATCTGCTATGAATGTATGGCAGTTTATGGAGATGATACATTCAAAATCATATACATACATTATCAAGAATGTGTATCCAGACCCATCTGAAGTATTCGATACCATTCTCAATGATGAAAGAATTTTAGACCGAGCGAAGTCAGTAACTCGGGCATACGATGAATTTATAAATGAGGCCCAGCAATGGGGTCAAAGTAACCTGTGGAAAGATGGATGGGAAAACACACAAGCAAAAGACAACTCACTAAATGAACTCAAAAGAAAACTTTACAGAGCGGTTGCAAATGTTAACATACTTGAAGGAATTAGGTTCTATGTCTCCTTCGCTTGCTCGTTTGCATTTGGAGAGCTTAAACTTATGGAGGGATCAGCAAAAATTATATCCCTCATCAGTAGGGATGAAAACCAGCATTTAGTTCTTACACAGAACATAATGAAAAACTGGATAAATGGTGATGATCAAGAGATGCAACAGATAGCAGAAGAGGAAAAAGATAATGTTATCTCTATGTTTAAGAACGCAGTAACAGAAGAAAAAGAATGGGCTGAATACTTATTTAAAGATGGTAGTATGATAGGTCTTAATGACAAATTATTAGGACAATATGTAGAGTGGATTGCTAACAAGAGAATGAAAGCTCTTGGCATTGATCCCATTTATGACCAACCATTAAGAAACAATCCATTACCTTGGACACAACACTGGATTTCATCTAAGGGATTACAGGTTGCGCCACAGGAAACAGAGGTAGAATCTTATGTTGTAGGTGGTATCAAACAAGACATGAAGAAAAATTCATTCAGCGGATTTAAACTATAGTCTAAATACTTTATAAAGTAGTAGTCCTGTAAAGAATGGCTAAACAATCGATTGGCGTTGGTTCCGCCAGTAATGATGGAACAGGTGACACCCTGAGACAGGGTGCCTTCAAGGTCAATGCAAACTTTAATGAAATATACTCGGTGTTTGGTGACGCTAACAATCTAGTTAGTTTTGCCAAAACTTCTGGTATCAGTAGCGATTCTAATAAACTTGGAGGACAACCAGCATCATTTTACACAAATTTAGATAACCAGACATCAGGTGTAGTGAACAATGGTCAACTACCTAGCACCATTTCTGGTAAAACTTTTGTTGGAAACCTAACAGGTAATGTTGTTGGTATAGTTACAGGTAGTCTTACTGGTACGGCATCATCATCTGTTAGATCATCTCTTGCATATGGACTAACTGCAACTCCTAATATTACTGTCAATGAAATAACTGCTAGCACTCTTACTGGTAACGTCATAGGTGATATTACAGGAACTGCTGGGTATGCTCATACTGCTGGATTAGGGACATATGCCTTTAAAGCTGGTCTATCTACAGACTCAGAGAGGGCAGTGTATTCTCAACTCGCTGGTGTATCGACTATATCTGGGTATGCAACCACTGCTGGTATCGCCACTCTTGCAGTCAACTCTCAAGGACTGACTGGATCACCTAATATTGCAGTTACAAACGTTACGGCAGGGGTTATAACCGCATCAAATTTTAAGGGTGATGGATCTCAAATTACAGGAGTTGTTGCCGCATCTGCTGGTATTCTTATCAAAGATAACGATAGTAGTATTGGTATTGCCGCTACAGTAAACTTTGGATATGGTGCAACAGTATCACCTTTATCTGCTGGTATTGTTACCGTAACTTCTGTCACTGAATACGATCAATTAGAAATTTCTGGTGTCTCAACCTTTACTGGGGACATCAAAGCAAATGGAAATATTATAGGTGATGGTAACACAGTTATATCTGGTGTCACATCTGCTTATGTTAATGATATACATGGTGGTTTGATTGGAAATGTAATCACCGCAGCACAACCAAACATCACATCACTAGGCACTCTAACATCATTAAATGTAACTGGTGATGTATCAATCGGTGGCACATTAACATACGAAGACGTAACTAATATTGATTCTGTCGGTCTTATCACTGCAAGATCAGGTATGGTTGCTACTGGTGTTGTAACTGCGACATCATTTAGTGGGCCTTTGATTGGAAATGCAGACACTGCCACCTCAGCTGGGACTGCAACCACAGCTTCAAATGCAAATAACATTGCAGTTGTTGATGAATCTACAGATCTTACATGTAGTGTATTATATACTAATGAGGCCTCAGGTTATCAGGCTGCCAAAACAGGAAGTAACTTAACTTTTGACTCTGTAACAGGAACTCTAAAACCAACTAACATTAACGCAACTGGTATCATAACTGCTAGCTCATTCAGTGGTAACGCTACGAGTTCTACCACATCAGGCACTGCTGATGTTGCAACGAGAGTTACGGTAACTGATCAATCTGCTGACACTTCATGTAGTGTTTTGTTTACACAAGCAGCAACTGGTGATCAACTACCTCACACTGGATCAAATCTTACATTCAATTCCAATACAGGTCAGTTATACGCTACACAGTTCAATGGATCTGGAGCGGGTCTTTCCAGTATACCAGCCTCTGCTATTAGTGGTATTGATGCTAGACCAAACTTCCAGGCAGCAGAATATACTACAAGAACTAGTTTTAGTTTGAACAATTCAAGTTTCACAGCAGTTCCTGGCTTGGGTTGTGTTATTACTCCCACTAATTCAAACAGTAAGTTTCTTATAAATGTATTCATCTTGGGAGAGTCGCTGAATGGTAGAGATAATATGATATGGGGTATTAGAAGAGCCATATCTGGTGGTGCTACAACTGATATAAACTATCCTGGCGATAGTAATAGACAAGGAACTATGGTACAATGGCCTGGCATCTCTTACAACTTTGAGATGCATCCATTTGATTACTGGTATGTGGATACTCCTGGCACGACAAGTACAATAACATATACTCCAATAATTAAAGGAACGTATAGTGTTGATTTTTTCATAAACAGAGATCGTGGATATTATAACTATGCAAGTTATAGGGCATCTGGCAGTAGATGTACAGTAATGGAGGTACAACCCTAATGAATTATAATCACGAAGCAATCCGTGCAGCATATCCAGATAAAAATTTATTAATCTGTGATGATGTTGGTATATTTGATAGAGATATCAGTGATACCACACCTTTTGAAGTTGATCAAGCGTTAGTAGATGCAGCTGCAGTCACAACGGATAAAGAAAAACAGAATGCTTACCATAAGTACATGCGTGAAAAAGAGTTCCGTGAGTTTGCAGACCCAATGTATTTCAAAGTGCAAAGAGGTGAAATACCACAGTCAGACTATGACTCAAAGGTTGCAGAAATAAGAGCAAAGTATCCGTATATATAATAGGATAATAAAATTTTACTATGGCAGACACAAAGACTCCTCCAAAAGAGGATAAGCCAAAAGGTCTAATTGGTAAATTAAAAGAAGCTGCGGAAGACAAAGAAGAGCAGATGATGATCCTGAGTACATTTGTACGGCTTGGCATCTTGGTCTGGAGTGGTGCGATATTAACTCTCGCATACGTCGAATTGCCACCAGCTCTTAAAATACCAAAACAAGATCTTGATCCAACTTTCATAGCATCTGTCTTTACT